AGTAGAAGTAAATGGTTTATCTTATGATGATAGAGTTGTTGGTAGTAATATGCATAAACTATTTGATGGACCTGTTAGAAAAGTATACAACCCTTACATAGAAAAAATTCCAAAAATAATTATAGAAAGATATGGACACATTAAATTTTAAACCAATATTTTTAGGTCAATGTATTATAAGGTATCAAGTACCTTTAGATATATTTACATCTATTAATACTATTTATGAAAATAATGTTCACAAACTTAAACCTGCAAATGTACAGCTTGTGGGTAAGATAGAAAAAGAATATTCTTTATTTTATCAGGGTAAAGATCAAACAAAGATGAAGAACCATAACTTTCTACCTAAAAATGTATATCAATGGTTTATGGATATATATCATCATTATTTAGATTGGAATAAAATACAAAATTATAAAATTAATTTAAATTCAGTTTGGGTTAATGAGATGAAACAACATGAATATAATCCAGTACATGTTCATCAAGGAACTTTGTATACAGGTTTATCTAGTGTTATGATTTTAAAATTACCTAAAAATTATGGTGTTGAATATTCAGCATCTGATAAACCTCAAAATGGAAAATTACAATTATTAGGTTCTGCATCTGGTCAGTTTTCAAAAGTAGATTATCAACCTAATCTAAAAGAAAGAGATTTTTATGTATTTCCTTATGACATGAGACATACAGTTTATCCTTTTAATTCAACGGATGAAGTTAGACGTACACTTGCAGCTAATTGTGACGTAGATTATAACCCTATAATTAATAGAGGAGCAGAATGATACATACAGAACCTAATTGGAAAAGTTATATGGTAGAAACTACTGAACCTATATTTACTCCCGAACAATGTGAACTAATCAGTAAGTTAGGAAGATCCATGCCACCACAAAAAGCAGAAATAGGTTTAGGATCAGAGGGAGAGTATAATACTAAAACTAGAATATCTCATGTTAGTTGGATTCCATTTAATAAACCTGATTCAATTCCGATGTATAAAAAATTAGAAAACATGATGCATAAAACTAATAAAAGACATTTTGGATTTGAAAACATGGCTATTGGTGAACAAGCACAATACACAGAATATCCTGAAGGAGGTTTTTATGATTGGCATATGGATTGTAGTTTAGTTATGGATAAAGAACCACCTGTTAGAAAAATATCTATGACCCTTGTGTTATCTCACGAGTCTGAATTTGAAGGTGGTGGGTTAGAATTAGGAAAACCAGGTCATATTGCAAAACCTAAGCAAGGACACGCTATATTTTTTGCAAGTTTTATTAATCATAGAGTGGTGCCCATTACAAAGGGACTAAGAAAATCTTTAGTGATGTGGTTTGGGGGAGAACCTTTCAAATGATACATAGAGAACTTTATTTTGCAACACCTGTTTATGTTAAAGATGTAGGCACACCAGCGTATAATAAATACTTAGAAGAACAAATTGTAAACTGGTCTAAGAAAGAGCCAGGTATTACAAAAACAAACATTAATGGTTGGCATTCACCAACAGATATGCATTTAAAACCAGAGTATAAACATTTAATAGAAGAGCTACATATTGCACAACAAGAAATATACAAAGATGAAGGTTTAGATTCAGAGCCTTTTTTAGGTAATATGTGGGCTAATATAAATTATAAAGATGGATTTAACAGACCTCACATACATCCAAATTCATTATGGTCTGGAGTTTACTATATTAAAACTCCTAAAAAATGTGGGCATTTAAAAATAGAAGATACTAAAACAATGTCTTTAATGTCTATACCTATAAAAACTAATAAAAAAAAAGAAGAACCAAAGCATTTATGGAGAGAAGTACATTTTGAACCTATTGCAGGGCGTTTAATTATGTTCCCCTCTTGGGTTAACCATTGTGTTGATCCTAATAAATCAGATGATATAAGAATATCTGTGTCGTTTAATTTTTTACAGAAAGGATTGATGGTATAATGTTTAATAAATATCAAGTAATTAAAAGTGCACTCAGCTATGAGTTAGCTAATTTTATATTTAACTATTTCTTACTTAAACGTGATGCTGTTGGTTTTATGTATCAAAATAATATACATGCACAGTCTTCAATACTTGGTACATGGACCGATGAACAAATACCTAATACTTATTCTTGTTATGGTGATTTTGTAATGGATACTTTACTAGTTAAAGTATTACCAATTATGAAAAATGAAACCGGACTAGACCTATGTCCTACATATTCCTATGCAAGAGCTTATAAAAAAGGAGACACACTCCATAGACACAAAGACAGACCAAGCTGTGAGATATCTACTACAATAAACTTGGGTGGTGAGCCGTGGCCAATATTTATAGATGGGACAGGAGCTAATAATGTTATCAATGAAAGAGAAAATTTAGTTAAACCAGGTGCTCTCGAGGGCACAAAAGTCTTGCTTGAAGTAGGAGATATGCTAGTATATAGTGGCTGTGAACTTGAACATTGGCGAGAGCCTTTTGACGGGAACATTTGCGGTCAAGTATTTCTACATTATAATCATGTAAATGGCCCATTTGCTGACAAAAATAGATTTGACGGAAGACCTATGTTGGGTCTACCATCATTTGTAAAATAGTATTATAGTGGAATTATATGTTACAAAAAATAGGTTTCTTACCCGGATTTAATAAACAAGTTACAGAAACTGGCGCTGAAAGTCGGTGGACAGGTGGGGAGAATGTGCGTTTTAGATATGGTACTCCCGAAAAATTAGGAGGTTGGTCTCAATTAGGGACAAACAAACTGACTGGTGCAGCAAGAGCACAGCATCACATGGTTAGTAATGCTTCTATTAATTATTCAATCATTGGAACTAACAGAATTTTATATGCTTACACTGGAGGTATTTTTTATGATATTCATCCTGTACGTAATCCAGGAGGCACAGCTATTACCAGTGCATTTACAACAACAAACGGATCTAGATTAGTAACAATAACTGTGGGAACTTTAACTACTCCTTTTGTAGTTGGAGATATTATTTCATTTGGTATAACAGGATTTACAACTATCACCGGTTCAAATTACACTGCAGAAGATTTTGACGGAAAAAAATATATGATCACTGCAATTCCATCTTCAACTACAATTGAAATTACCATGGCTACAACAGAAACAGGGGCCGGTGCTACTAACAGTGGTGGAGTTACATATTTTCAATATTATCACGTAGGTCCAGCGGAACAATTAGGAGCGTTTGGTTGGGGTATATCTCAATTTGGTGGAATTATTAATGGAGCTTTAACGTTTACTTTAAATGGATCACTTGCAGCAGACACAAATGGAAACAATGGATCCGCTACAGAAATTACTTTAAATAGTGTTACCGGTCTTCCCACTACAGGTACTAACCACATTTTAGTAGGAGCTGAAGAAATTTCATACACAGGTATTACGGGTGTTAAGCTTACAGGAATTGGGAGAGGGGCTAGAGGTACAACAATTGCATCTCATAACACTAGTGTAACAGTTACAGACAGTTCATCTTTTACAGGTTGGGGTTCACCCGCAGCCAACACAGATTCAGTAACTGATCCGGGACTATGGTCCTTGGACAATTTAGGTGGGACTGCAATAGCTTTAATTCATAATGGTGAATGTTTTGAATGGGATTCAAATGCAGTTAATGCAACATCTCAAAGAGCTACAATTATTACAGGAGCACCAACAGCGTCTCGTGATATGTTAGTATCAACTCCAGATAGACACTTAGTATTCTTTGGTACTGAAACTACAATAGGAACTAAATCAACACAAGATGATATGTTTATAAGATTTTCTTCTCAAGAAAATATAAATGATTATGTCCCTACAGCAATCAACAGTGCCGGTTCACAAAGACTGGCTGACGGATCACGGATCATTGGTGCTAAACTAGGAAGAAATGCTCTTTATGTTTGGACAGACACAGCTATGTTTACAATGAGATTTGTAGGAACACCTTTTACATTTGCTTTCGAACAAGTTGGAACTAACTGTGGATTGTTAGGAATGAATGCTGCGGTAGAAGTAGATGGAGCTGCATACTGGATGTCTGATAATGGTTTCTTTAGATACACTGGACAGTTACAGTCTATGCAATGTTTAGTAGAAGATTTTGTTTATGAAGATATTAATACTACGTCAAATCAATTAGTTTATGCAGGCATTAACAATTTGTTTGGTGAAATTACATGGTTCTATCCTACCTCTACATCTAATGTAAATAATAGATGTGTAGTATATAATTATTTAGATTCAACTCAAGAGGTCCCTATATGGACTACTAATGCTAGTCCTTTATTTACTAGAACCACATGGGAAGATTCATCAGTATTTGGTTTACCTCACGCTACTCAATACGATGCTGGAAACGATGCTTCGTTCGATGTTATAGGTAATACGGATGGCAGTTCCATATATTTTGAACATGAAATAGGATTTAATCAAATTATAGGAGGCGCAACATCTGCAATTCCTGCTAATATTAGCTCAGGAGATTATGATATTACTCAAGATCAAAGAGAAGGTATTACTTTTAGAGGAGATGGTCAGCATATAATGAGAATTAGTAGAATTATTCCTGATTTTATTTCTCAAAGTGAAGACGTTATTATTAAATTAGATCTTAGAGATTACCCTAATGATGTAGCTACTACTCAAAGTTATACGTCAACCAGCACTACTAATTTTATAGACACCAGAGCTAGAGCTAGACAAATTGCTTTAACTATTTCCAACACTGCAATTAGTAGTAATTGGAAAATGGGTACATTTAGATTAGATGTTCACGCAGGAGGTAGAAGATAATGGAACAACTTATTTTGAACGCTATTAAAAGTTATGGTTTTAAAAAAGCCATGGGTATGTTTGCTAAAGATGATTTCGATGCTGCTGTAGGAGAAATGACTGGTGGAGGAATTAGAGGAAATAGTTTTACAAATATGTTTACAGGAGGTGAAGGTATTGCAGGTTTAATTAAAAACCAAACTAAAAAATTTGCAATGAATAAACTTATGGGAGGATCTGGAGGTATAGGAGGTATAGGAGGAATGGCGTTACCTTTGGTAGGGGGTTTAGCTTTAGGTTACATGACTAATCCATTAAGAGAAGGTTCTTATAATTATAATCCTGAACTGCAAGGTCAAATAGATTATGCTTCAGAACAAGGTTTGATAGATAGAAATAATAGTGCGGGCATATTACGATATAATGAGGACTCTGTGTTAAGTGGTCAAAATGTTATATCTGGTTTTGGAACTAATGATTATGGAAAACAATTACAAAAATATAGAGATAAATACGCAGATACAATGCCTTCAGAAAGATTAGAACAATTAGATCGAGAAATACAAGATCAAATAACTGATGATTTTGATAAAGTAGATGCATATATGGAAACAATAGCACCGGCAGCACCCGCACCCGCACCAGTATACACACCAAGAGATGAAGGTGGTGGAGGTGGTGGAGGTAATCCTACAGGAAGTCCAGGATCTAAAGGTCCCGGAGGATCTGATGAAATGGGTTCTTTTGCTAGAGGTGGTATAGCCGGTATTAATAGAAACAGAGGTCAACTAGGAGAAATATTATATGGCTAAAATTGTACAATCATTAACCAGACCTTCAAGAGAATATAATGAAACTGTAGCAGCTAACCAAGTTAGAGATTTGGATGCTGTAATTGAAAAATTAAACACAACGTTTCAACAAGAACTTAAACAGGAGATAGAAGCTAGAAGTTTCTTTTTAAATTAATGGCAGTAGTAAACCAATATGAATTCTTTGGAGTCACCGCAAAAGATTTAAGTGGTGCCGGTTTAAATATGTTTGGCACTGTTATTGTAAATGGAGCGGCTGTTCAAAACCCTGTTATTAGTGAAACTTATATTATAAAATCTTTAAGGGTGTTATCCGTAGGGATCCCTATAATTACTGTTATTAATAATGGTGTAACAGTAATTAAGACAGTAGCTCTTACAACTGCTGTAAGTGAAGAACTTTTAAGCCAACCATTAATTGTAGAAGGAGGTACGGTTCTTAAAGTTATAGCCAGTACAGCTGCTGCCACAGATGTAGGTATCAGTTTCTTAAATATCAAAAAATCAACAGTGGATTAATATGAATGAAATACCAAGAGTAAAACCAACAGAAGTTATTACAACGTATAGAAATAAAGCAACCGGTGAGACTTTTAAAGAGATAAAAGACTGGGAAGCTAAAGGTTATAAAAATGAAGATATGGTTCAAGATGTCAGAGTTATTATGCCAGCTCTTGATTTCTTAGCAAAAAAAGGATAAGGTAAAAAACCCAAGTTAAATTATGATGAATTCTCAGAAACAAATAACTACGAATGCTCCTTCAATTAGATACGAGGGTGACTTGCGTCCTGAACAGGCTGGAATTATGCAAAAACATGCTCAAGATATGCAGCAAATGCAACAACAAGCTATGATGCAACAGCAACAGACTATGATGCAACAGCAACAAATGGGTCAACCACAAATGGCACAAGCTCCTATAGGTATGGCTATGGGTGGTGCACTTATGGGTCCAACTGTACAAACACCTCAAGGTATCCAAGGATTAAATATGCCTGGCTATGAAAACGGTGGAAGAATGCCAGCGGGTAGAATGCCTGCAGCTTATGGTGGTGTGATGGGTATGGATGGTAGAAAA